TCTTCTTTGGCTTATCGTCAAGGTCGCACTCGTCGTGGTTCTTATGCTGCTTATCTTGATATTTCTCATCCTGATATTCTGATGTTCCTTGAAATTAGAAAAGGAACTGGCGACCAGAATATGCGGTGTTTGAATCTTCATCATGGTATCAACATTACAGATGATTTTATGGAAATTATTGAGAAGTGTATGTTGGATCCAAATTGTGATGATACATGGAATTTGATTGACCCACATTCTGGTGAGATTCGTGATAAAGTATCAGCGCGTGAATTATGGCAACGAATTCTTGAAATGCGTATGCACACTGGCGAACCTTATCTACATTTCATTGATGCGAGTAATCGTGAAATGCCAGAATTTCAAAAGAAACTTGGTCTAAAGATTCGGCAATCAAATCTTTGTTCTGAAATTATTTTACCCACAGATAAAGATAGAACTGCTGTATGTTGTCTATCATCTGTCAATCTTGAATATTTTGATGAATGGCGTAAAGACCCATTATTTTTGAAAGATACTGCTGAAATGCTTGATAATGTATTAGACTATTTTATCAAACATGCACCTGAACCAATCGCAAGAGCAAAGTTTTCAGCGAAGCGTGAAAGGTCAATTGGTGTTGGTGCTTTGGGTTATCATGCATATCTTCAAAAGAATAGTATACCGTGGGAATCAGCACTTGCAACATCTGCAAATATTCGCATGTTCAAACACATTAGGAAAAAGTTGGATGAAGCAAATCTTCAATTAGGTGAAGAACGCGGTGAAGCACCCGATGCAAAAGGAACTGGTAGAAGATTCTCGCATGTCATGTCAATTGCACCAAACGCATCTTCATCAATTCTTATGGGTAATACATCACCAAGTATTGAACCTTGGAGAGCAAACGCATACAGACAAGATACACTTAGCGGCGCGCATTTGAACAAAAACAAATTTCTAGACAAAATAATCAAGGAGAAGTGTAATGGAGACAAGGAATTGGATTACAACGAAATCTGGTCCAGCATTATCGCTAACGACGGCTCCGTCCAGCATTTGGAATTCCTTGATGCCGAAACAAAAGAAATATACAAAACAAGTATGGAGATTGACCAGCGATGGATTGTGGACCATGCAGCTAGCCGACAGAGTTACATTGACCAGTCGCAATCCCTTAATTTATTTTTCAGACCTGATGTAAATGTAAAATATCTCCATGCTGTTCACTTTCAAGCCTGGAAACAGGGCCTCAAGACGCTCTACTATTGCCGTAGTGAAAAATTAGCAAAAGCAGATAAGGTTGCTAAAAAGATTGAACGCCAAGTAATTGAAGAAATTGATTTGAAAGCATTAGCAAAAGACGATGATGTTTGCTTGGCATGTGAAGGTTGAGAAAAAGGTAATAATCATATGGACTATAGTCAACAACGAGAAATTATGTTACAATATTTGAATCTGAAAGTTTTTCTTGAGGATTGGCATGGTGTTGCCGATGCTGCAATGGACCTAAGAGAATTAGAAGCAGAAAATAAAATAAATAGTAATAAGGACAAAAATTTGATATGACGAGAAAGAAATTACATTTAGACGAAGAAAGACTCTATTACAAACCTTTTTCCTATCCTTGGGCCTACGAAACATGGCTAAAACATGAACAAAGCCACTGGATGCACACTGAAGTACCCATGCTTGAGGATGTAAAAGATTGGAAATCAAAACTAAATGACCAAGAAAAATACTTTCTTACACAAATCTTCCGATTCTTTACCCAAGGCGATATTGATGTCGCTGGTGGCTACGTTCGTAATTATTTGCCTTATTTCCCTCAGCCTGAGATAAGAATGATGTTGATGGGCTTCGCAGCGCGTGAAGCACTTCATATTGCAGCATATTCACATTTGATTGAATCATTAGGTATGCCAGATTCCATGTATAACGAATTCATGGAATATAAGGAAATGAAAGAGAAACATGATTATGTCATGAATATTTCCAATAATAATGGTAGTAAACAGAACACAGCAAAGCATATCGCAGTATTTTCGGCACTAACAGAAGGTATGCAGTTATTCAGTAGTTTTATCATGTTGCTAAATTTCCCAAGACATGGTAAAATGAAAGGTATGGGACAGATTGTTACTTGGTCTATTGTTGATGAAACGATGCATTGTGAAGGTATGACCAAGATGTTTAGGACTTATATTGAAGAAAATAAGGAGATTTGGAATGATGAATTGAAAGGAGATATATATACTATTGCGACACGAATGGTTGAATTAGAAGATAAGTTTATTGACCTATCCTTTGCTATGGGTGTGATGGAGAATCTTACTGCTAATGATGTAAAAGCATATATTCGGTACATTACAGATAGGAGGTTGATCGGTCTAGGACTCAAGGGAATCTTCAAAGCGAAGAAGAACCCGCTGCCTTGGGTCGAAGAAATGATAAATGCTCCAACGCATACCAATTTCTTTGAGAACCGTGCAACAGATTATGCAAAAGGTGCGTTATCAGGAAGTTGGGAAGATGTATGGTGCAAAGCGGCTTAACTAACATAGGAGAAAACATGAAGAAATTATTATTTGCAGTTTTGGTGACAATTAGTGGTGCAGTTTTTGCTGATGGTCTTACAGGAAATGTTGGTCTTGTTTCTGATTATCGGTATCGTGGTATTAGTCAGACACAAAACAGCCGTGCAATTCAAGGCGGTGTTGAATATGGTATGAAAGGTGCATATATCGGTAACTGGAATAGTTCTGTAAGTTCGGAACTTTATACCAATGGTGCTGGTATTGAAAGTGACATTTACGGTGGCTATAAATTAGAAATCGTAAAAGGCGTTACCGTTGATGTTGGTTCATACAATTATTACTATCAACGTGCAGTAACAGCAGCAAACAAGAAATATGATACAAATGAATTGTATGCTGGTTTGACTGCTGGTCCTATTGGTGTAAAATACAATCGGTCAATCAGTAACTATTTTGGTGTTGCTAACAGTGTTGGTTCACAATACTATCAAGCAGACGCAAATGTTCCAGTTCCATTTGTTTCTGGTTTGACAGCAAATGCACATGTTGGTCGCACTAAAGTTGCCGGTAGTGATGCATTGAATTACACTGACTACAAAGTTGGTGCAACATATAGCTTGAAAGGTTTTGATTTGGGTGCCCACTATTACACAAACAAGAGTTTTGGTTCTGGTGTAATTGCAGCAAGCACTGTTGATGGTCAACATCTTTATAAGAACGCTGTTGTATTGTCTGCATCAAAATCGTTCTAATATTATAGCACTATAAATAAAAGGGAGACTTAGTTCTCCCTTTTTTTATGGGTGCTGAATGTGGTTACATAACGATAATAAAGTGGAAACTTTACCTGTTGATTGTGTCGGTTTTGTTTATATAATTACTAATCTAAAAACCAATCGTAAATATGTTGGTAAAAAACTGGCCAAATTTTCAAAGACAACATATAAGACTGTTGTATTGAAAAATGGTAAAAAGAAAAAGAAAAAGATTCGCAGTAAAATAGATTCTGATTGGAAAGATTATTATGGTTCTTCAAAAGAATTGAATGAAGATGTTGAAAAGTTAGGCACAGAAAATTTCAAAAGAGAAATTTTGTTTTTCTGTAAATCAAAAGCAGAATGTTCTTATGTGGAATGTCGTGAGCAATTCTCCAGAAAAGTCCTTGAATCGGATGATTACTATAATAACAATATAATGTGCCGAATCCATGGGTCACACATTAGAGGTAAAATATAATTATTTCTTTTCTCTAGCACTGTATTTACCAGTATGAGATTTACAGCAACAAATGTGTCTCCAATTTTTTACAATTATGTCACATTCTTCTAAAGCGCATTTTTTTGGTTTCAATAAACTCTCATCAAATTTTTTATATTTTTTTCTTTCGGTCTTTATATTATTCACAATTTTTTTACCAAATTTATTTGTATAATATTGTTTCATTGACTTTGATTTGTTAGCACAATGTTCTGGAGTAAATATTTTACCTTTTTTTGCGATTGACATTTTATGGCGAGTTTCAAAACTAATTCCAGTAAGACCTTCTCCACCGTCTGTTTTATTTCTCAATATACCCGTTCCTAAATCTTTTCGGCCATACCATCTAATATAGAACCTTTCTAATGCTAATGCACCCAATTCGGTAAGATTCTTTTCTAAAAATACAATTCT